GCTACGTCTTCAATTGTGTCGGCGTATTCAATAGCTCTTTTAAAATCTTCAAATATAATTTCGTTATATTCATTTCTTGTCATTTTCTTTTCCTCCTAGGAACTATTATTTGGTATGATTCCATTATATCATAACTACGCAGGATGTACATACTTTTTTGAAAATAGTTTAAAATATTTTATCTAAAAGAGAGGCCGGGACTCTCTATACAACAAGTAGGGTGCCATACAAGATATAGATACCATATTAAAATTATTATAATACTCAGCATCCCGGCTAATGCTGGCAATATTAAGCAACTGGTAGATCTGCGTTTAACGTATTTGCTTTGACTTTTAGCATATTCACAATCAATCGTTGAATCAATAAGCGATTGCCGTTACATATGTATCTTAGTGAATCCATCGCATGGTCAAACTGTTCTATTGGTTTATCTTGTCCTTTTTCTTGTGCCTTTGGGTCCCATCTATATGCACTAAACTCTTTTATTGTATTTGTGCAATGGGCTAATACTCTAAGCATATCATTGTCAATAATAGATGATATTAGCTCTATGCCTCTTAGTACTTCATTATCTGCTTGTCGTATCTTACTCACATTCTCTTCATATAGCTGAAGCATGAATCCTTTTGCTGAGGGGTCAACGTAGATATTATCATAAACTAAGGGCATATCATCTACACCATTTTTAAGCAACCACTTCCTGAAATCTTTTGCATATTTAGAGGGTGACTTTTGTACTTGTGCTTCTTTTCCTACATGATAGTATTCATCCATGATATACAGTTTATTGTCACTGCCTAAACCAAGTAATAGGAATACTGTTGCATTTGATTGTCCATAATCTACACCAATCCACTTCTTATGTATCTTTACTCCTATGGGTATTTGTTTGATGACCATCTGTTTCTTAAACATGGAGTAAATTACCCCTTCTGCTATAACCCAAAGACCTAAGATAAACCGTTCATAGAATATGCCACTAAACATTCGTTTGTATTGTTCTATCTTCTTCTTGCTTAAGCTTGGGTTATCTTCTAATAGGAAGTGCAGTCTTATTGCATTCTTTTCTTCTAAGTTATCTACCCACTCTATTTTGAACCAATGGAATGGGCCGTCTGGGTTGCAATTGAACCATAACTTACTGCCTTCTTCTGAGCATCTTGCTATTGCTTGGTTTACAAATGATTGTGGCATCAATGTAACTTCATCAAATAGGAAGCCTGCCGCCGTAAACCCTTGTACTAAGTCCTGGCTCTTTTCATCCTTTCCACCAAAGATGTAGAAGTAGTTTTCAATGCCTCCCTTTGATATTACATAAGCATTGTTACTATCTAGATCTGGCATCTTCCTTATCTTGAATCCTCTGCCTAGTAGGATTAGCTTTAGCCAGAACCAAACGTTTCGTTTGAAGCTGCCTATTGTTTTTCCAGCCATTCCAAAGTTACTTCCCGAAAATGCTGAGAACGCCCACAGAACAAAACTGAGCGACATGATTATGGTTTTACCAC